ACCCTTGCTGACAACCCTTATTTCGGCTCCTGGTTTTGGTCGGACACAATCGACACTTTGAGCCTAGCAAGTGAATATCTTATCGAGAGGCGTAAAGATATGCCTAGTTTCAAACTTAAACAGGTTGCGATGGAATTAGGATTGGAGGTAGACAAAGAGAGTTTACACGATGCCTTATTCGATACAAGGATAACGAGAGACGTTTATAGGATAGTGACAGGAATAGAATTTGAACTTTAAGACATGAAACCCCCTGAAAATTATAAAAGTAGTGCCGAAATTATGTTTTATAGCGCCCTTATTTTGGTGATTATCTCAATTATTTTGCTTTTTTCTTGAAGGCAAACCTGAAAAAGTGGCTTTAGGCCGTAAACAATAAAAAGAGAGGCAAACAACCAATAAATAAGGTAAGGTGTTGAGGTTGTGAGGTTTACAAGTGCGTAAACAGAGAAACAACGAAAATCAAACTTTTTACAGGATTTCAGGAAAGGAGCAACAGAGAAACAGAGAAACACTTCGATAGTTTACGTCTGTCAACCCTTTAAAAATAGGCTTTTTGAGGACGTGTAAACAATGTAAACAATACTATACCAAATCTTTTTATATAGTATAATATAGGAAATATAGGTATATATTGCGCGTTTTTATGGTTTCTATAGGGTTATATGTAAATTCTTGTTCCTATTGTTCCTTTTGCCTTTTTTCGTCTGTAATTTGTTGGTTTTCAGGTGGTTACAAAGGAACAATGGTTGTTGTTTACCGTTCAAGGGGTTTTTTACTGTTTACCGTGAGTTTTCGTCGCGGTTTTGTTTGGGTGGTCTTACTTTAATTTTGTAGGTTTGTTAAAAATAAATTTACCGATGTACAGCGAAGCCGAAAAAGACGTAATGAAAGCCCGAATCTTGGAAGAGATGACGGGACCTGAAGGTCGCGCTTTGCATGATATTTTAGAAAATGATATTTTAGACGAGTTCCCGTCAACGCCTACGGTTTATACGTGGCTAAACGAACACCATGCACAACACGACGCCGAATTTCTTAAGAACTACGAGCGTGCGAGAGAGATACGAGCGGACAAATTATTCGAGAAAATGGTACGCGTTGCTGATACGCCGCAAATGGGGAAAATAACCAAAACGGGAGGCGGCGCGGACGGTAACGGTCACGAAGTTACCGAGGCAGACATGACGCAACACAGGCGGTTGCAAGTAGACACCTACAAGTGGGCTTTATCCCGCATGAAACCAAAGAAATACGGCGACAAGATCGAAACCACAATCACAGGAGGCGACAAGCCCGTGCAAACTGTGGATTATGGGAAACTTTCACCTGAAGCCCTGGAAGAAATAGCCAAACAATCGAATGCGGGTAAATCTGAATCCTAACGAGGCATTAGCCGAACTTTGCAGGCGGTCTTTTTACCGTTTTGTGCAAGAATTTTGGGACGTAATAATCCCTGAAACGCCTGTATGGAATTGGCACATAAAATATTTATGCGACGAACTGCAATACCTCAATACGTTCGTAGTGGCACGAAAGCCAAAGCCGTACGACCTCATTATCAACATTCCCCCAGGATCAACAAAATCAACGATAGCGACGCAAATGTATAACGCGTGGGTGTGGACTGTGGACCCATCACAAAGGATTGTCGGTTCAAGTTATGCCCACTCTCTCGCACTGTCTCACGCGGTGAAAACGCGGGATATTGTGAACTCAGACAAGTACCGAGCTTTATTCCCCTCGGTTGAGCTAAAAGCCGATCAAAGCGCAAAATCTGACTTCCTGAACACTTCAGGAGGGCAAAGATTCACCACCTCAACAGGTGGGGCGGTAACGGGTATGCACTCACATCAAATCATTATCGATGACCCTTTGAACCCTAAGCAAGCAGCATCGGACACCGAGAGAGAAAACGCGAACGAATTTTGTACTAAAACGCTGTCAACTCGTAAAGTTGACAAGCAAATCAGCGTTACAATTTTGATAATGCAGCGTTTGCATGAAGAGGACCCAACGGGCGAAATGTTATCGAAAAAGGGAAAGAAAATAAAACATATTTGCCTACCCGCTGAGGACAAAGGCAACGTCCTGCCTCCTGAGCTTGCATCGAATTACGTAAACGGTTTACTCGATCCCGTGAGGCTCAGTGCTGAAGTATTGACCGAATCTAAAACGGATTTAGGCTCGTTCGGATATGCGGGGCAATTTGACCAAAAGCCAGCACCTGACGAGGGGGGAATATTCAAACGCGAATACTTCCCAATCGTTGATTGGTCACCTGAATACTCGAATTTAGTTTGGAACTTTGTCGCCGATACGGCGTACACCAAGAACGAAGACAACGACCCGTCGGGATACATCGCATACGCAGAATATCAAAACGATTTTATCATTCGGGCGGCCGAAACTGAGTACCTGGAATTTCCCGAACTGTGTAAAGCCCTGCCAATTTTCGCACACTCGAACGGATATTCGAGGCGGTCAATGGTTGAGATTGAGCCTAAAGCGTCGGGAAAATCTTTAGTGCAAACACTGAAGAAAGAAACAAAATTGAACTGTAAAGAGGGCGTCCCACCATCAAAGGACAAGACCGCGAGAGCCAAAGATGCGTCGCCTACATGTGAGAGCCAAAGAGTAAAACTTATTCGCGGTCCTTGGAATAAGGCTTTTTTGGATCAAGTCACCACGTTTCCGAACGCATCACACGACGAATATGTCGATTGTATTACAATGATGGTCGGAGGCAGAAAGCCTAAAAAGCGAGGCCCTAAAAGACGGAATTAAAATTTATTTTATGTCTTTTTTAGCTACTGACATCATTCGTTTATTCGATGGGGAATAATAGAAAAACCTAGCCCCTGCTTTTGTATTCTTTGACCAAACGTCAAACGTTTTCCCGTTTCCAAAAGTTATTGTTTTTCCTGTTACTGTGTATTTTGATAAATCGATCATTTTCTTTGCTTTTGTTGCGGCCGCGTTGCCGTCTGTGTAAAGATAACAAAAAATAAACATACACAAACTATTTTTCAATAAAAACGTAATATTATTTTCGCACCTTGTAAATTCGTAACATTCGTAACATTCGTAACATTCGTAACATTCGTAACATTCGTAACTTTCGTAACATTCGTAACATTCGTAACATTCGTAACATTCGTAACATTCGTAACATTCACAGGAATTAAAATATAATTTCACTAATAATTCAAATATATTTTCCCTAAGTTGTTTTGTTTCAAGTTGTTACCGATTAATTAAAATTTTATTCTATGTTTGTAACTGAACAGAACATAAATTTTTTTTTAAAAACAATATACAACAATGGGAATATTAATTGACTGCCCACAGGGCGCGGAAATTTCAGACGTAGATATTTCAAGGTGTCCCGAATCAGTGGGACAAGTACAAAAAGCAGTTTTCCAAAGGTTAAATTCTGCGGCAGGCGTAAAGAACAAATTCGTCATTGCGGTAGATGATCCAAACGTGATTGCAAGTTGGACGCCTAAACTAGCAGCAAGCGACGGCACAAAAGTAGTTCAAACACCGTACATTCAAGCGCCTGTCACTGAAGCAGGGGCAGCAAGAGAGTTCGGAGGTGGTAACGAAACTTTAGGAGGTGTTCCAATTGTTATCGGAAGAGAGGCAACAGCATTCACAGGAAATATGCTTTTCGTTTCACAAGCAACGATCGCCGAGTTAAAAACTTATCAAGGTGAAGCAATTGCGGGCGGACTAGGTGTTTTCTTATGTGACGAACACGGAAGAGTTATCGGAGTTGCGGACGACGTAGACACACCGACAGAAGTTTATCCCATCCCTGTAGCAGGTCTTTTTGTAGGCGACAAAACATTAGGAGGCTTAGAAGGCGCGGACATGAACATGATTTCATGGAAATTCCTTCCTAATTGGTCCGACAAATTGGTGATTATCAAACCAGCGGATTTCAACTCTTTGACTGATTTAGTAACGCCTTAAACCTAAGACATGGACGGCAAAAAAAGAGTTAAAACAATTGAGCTACAAGTCGGAGACAAAAAACAGTCTTTCGAGATTGGACACGCTGAACGCATTTTGAAAATGCAAAACAACGGCGGTTGGAAATTACCGACTGACTCTAAATACATTTTTGGAAAAGATGGGATTACAACTAAGCCAAGTAAAAAAAGCGGTTCAAAGTCCGAGTAAGGCAAACCAAATAAATAAAGCAATTCAACATGAAAACAAGATACGTTTTCATGTTGAAAGTTTTATGCAACAGTCGGAGGTGTCGCAATCGGCAACCACGTTTTTAAATTGGGTAAGTACCTTAATCCCTAAAGACAAATTTTCGATATTCATTTCACTTTTCAGTTTCCCGACACCGATTGTAAGTTTGTCGGATACAATCTTCAAAGAACTTGAACGAGTTTTTGACGGGCGAAACCCCTCTTTTAATTACGAGTTTACCGACTCAGAATTGGAGGCAGACTGGCAACGGTACAAAATCCAACAGAAAGACGCCCAAACATGGAGAAAAAAAGGATGGGATGCGGTGAAAACCAAAATCAATTCGGTCTTAATCGTTGATTTGCCAAAGGAGCAAACAACCGAATACCCTG